TAGTGTCCACCCCACTGAATTCCCATATGAAGAACAACTGCGAACAGAGACTTGCCTTCAAACGTGAGCGGGATTTCAATCTTGTACTTGCGCTCGTACATTGCAAAGGTGAACATGATCACTTTCGGCCACTTGTGTATTCTTCGTTGGATGGCTGCGACGTGGTGTTTCTTTCCGGCCGAATCTATATAGTCTGAAATGATAGAGTGTCGGAGACGCTCTTCAAGAAGTTGTTCCAATTTTGAATTTGAATTCACATCTAAAATTAAAGTAGTGAATGTAGTTGTGGTTGAAGATGATCCGTCCGGATATGTCGTCTCTTGAACTTCTTCACCGTTGAAGATTTTCTGGACAATTTGTTTTCCTAGTGAATTTTCAAATACATCAATCAGTTGAACAATAACTTCTTGAGCATCGTGTTGACTACTATTTGCAAATTGAGGGAATTTTTTTCTAAATTCATCAAGTAATTTGGATGGGTCTATGGGATCTTTTCCATCTTTGAGAAACAGTTGTTTGGCTATTTTTTGGTATTCGCGTGTAATTGCACATGGTCCATCATATGATGTGAGAAATAGATATTTACTCAAAGCTGGGACATGAGCAAGACATTGAATTGCCGAATTGAAATAACATGTGTTTCCGAGGTTGACGAGACCTCTCATTATTCTTTCTACTCATTCTGTTTTTATTTGATGGAACTTAGAGAAAGTGAACCCTATAAATATAAAAATGGATACCAAACTGTTTGCCCAATGGAAGCCACTTGTAGACAAGTACAAGAATCAAGACAATATTGAGATTGAGATTCGGTTCGGACGAAGATCTGGAAAAGGCTTTGATACAAATGTAGGAGAGGCTCGATTTATGAAGCTTTTTGAAGCCCTGGATGCCTATAAGGATTGGGAGAATAAGGTGCAGAAAAAGTATGACGTGTACTACTTTGATGAAAACAAGAGGTTGCAGATTAACGAGGAGACGGATGAGCGTGAAGCAGTCAAGAAAACAAGGGTTCTCATTAACGACTTTTGCCTAGAAGGCACACCGTTCGATGTTCGACTTGGTATTTCGACCGAAGAACCATTCGAGTACAACGACGAAACTGCAACAGATCAAAAGTCAAAGATTCGGTGGTCATTCATTCGGAAAAACTTGTCCATCGACCTGTCGCAAATACAAGGAACACCAGATGATAAGGATGCCGACGAAGATGTTTCTTATCAAGTGGAGTTGGAGATTATCAATCCTAAATTGATTGAGACTGATACAGTCTTGTTCAATGTACTGTACAAAGTGTTTGATATCGTCAAGTGTTTTTAAATGAGATTTTTGAGTGAATTCAGTGCATTTCGTTCTGAAAGGTGTCCCTGTTTGTACATGTGGTTAAAGTTGGTGATGAGCTTATTCGCTTTCCGTTTTCTTGAAGGAGTCAGTGAGTTGTACCCAATTTCCTTCTTGGCAGCATTTGTAAACCCAACCATTTGCTGTTTCTTAAGTTTGTTGTGTGCAGATTCCCACGCTGACTGACCTCTAGGCTTGGGAGATGAAATGTTTGCATAACTGACAAGTGTCCGAGGCGGCATTGGTGCTTTCTTTGGTGTGGGGGACCGTTTGGGTGTGGGAGTCTTGTACTTGTTCTTTATGTTTTGAGCGAATACAGATACGATATTCGCACTTGTACTCTTTTTATTCTTCTTCCGTGTGATTCCATAAAATTCGTAGAGATTATTCACATTCTGTTTTGTCGGAGTCTTTCCTAATTTATTTTTCAATTGATTTGTTAAATTCTGTTTCTTCATTGTAGTCTCTAATTCTTTTGTAAATTGATTCTCATTTTCCTTTGTCTTTTTACGAGTCTCTTGGTGTTTCTTTGCACGTTCGGTCGGTGCAAACAAATTCTTTACGTGTTGTGGAACATTCATTTTGTGCTTTCCGAAACGCTTCTCCATAGTCTTTCTTCCGGCCGTTGTATCTTGTGGAACAGAATACCATTCAAGCTTGCCTTGTGGGTTTGGTGCGACATAGTATCCATTCTTTTTATTCATCAAAGATTTCGGCCTATTTGATGGTGGAAGCATCTTCACCTTTGGAGTCGTAGTCTTCTTTTTCGGGCTTCCAGTGATTCCAAAGTAGTTTTTCACCTGATTTGGAATGTTTTTACCTGATTTTTGATATGCCGCTACCATCTTTCCACGAGCAGATTGGAGGGCTTTATTTGAGGGCTTTGCCGTTTTACTCGACTTTTTCAATTTGTATACACGCAAAACACCGTTGCCACCGGGGCGGACATATTCATTCCAATATTCTGACATTTCATTTCTTACTTTCGACGAATAAGGGTCATTTGTCGTCATTTTTCTCTTCTTCAACTCGTCTTGAAACTCTTGTATTGTCGGTCTACGTTCTTGATTCTTTTTCACATAATTGGAACCTGTCGCGATGGGGTGAAGTTTGTTATTTGGCATGTCCACATTCTCACCAAGATTGAGAAGTTCCTGTTTTTCCTCTTTTGTCGTGTGAGCTTCGGTGAGTACCCCGGGAACAACTTCCAACACATTCTTTGCAAAAAAGGTCGGAGCCCCAATCAACGTGATACTAGAAATAACTTGAATTGTTCCTGTTTGGTAAATTTGGTAGGAATACTTTTTAAATTCCAAATTGATATATTGATAGTAAATTGGAGGTCTCTTTGTCTTCTTTTCGGGTACATTCTTTGGCTTTTTTGATTTCTTTTGTTTCTTAAGGAGTTTGGAGGCTCCCTTTCCTTGGATCCCACCCGCATTCGTTGGTTCGGTTGGTTTAGCAGCTTCCTTTTCGGCTTTTGATTTTGGAGCTGTAACACTTACGCCAGGTTTGTTTTGGAAATAGTTGTAAATTTTGCGAATGTCTAAATCATATGAACAACTGAAGACACCTCTGTACACAAAGGTGGCTGGTGGATCCTTTTCCCTCTGTTTTCCCAATTTTGTTTCCAATTCTTGAATAGCTTCTGCGGCATTTGCACCTGCATCGACATATACACGGGCTAATGTTTTATATTCCCCACTTCGTTGAAGTTTAGCAAACCCGTGACTCAGTTCAATTCTTTCTGGTGCATTTGGTATCTTATTAAAGTACACTGTAGACCAGGTTTGTTTCTGTTTCCCTTCTGATAGTGACAATTCGGCGTTCATTCCTTTTTTCATGAATCTATATTCCTTGGGTGAACTCATACTAATATGCATCAATAATATTATTTGCGTCAACCATGTCTACATCGGACACAATGTCCACCCCAAAGATAAACGGCTGAGCCGAATACATCTTCTCATTGTACGTGCGCCCCTCTGTTCGAACCTCAATGTCAAACGCACTGAATGGCCCTGCATAAAAGTCTTGATTGAACTTGTGCTTCCCAAGAAAGTTTTCGACACAATGCTGGTTGAACATACTGACAAACAACTTCTGAGGACAGTAGAGATCTTTGCCAAATCGAACCTTCTCTGAAGCCAAAAAGTGAGACAGTGCACTTGTGACCATCGCAACTTGGTTCTGAATCGTCTTGAAATAGCGGGGGAGCACGTTCCAAATGTTCTTGTCACTGTATTTCGCCACATAGTCCAGATAGGCCCGCAGACACTTGGCCATGATGGCTGGAATCTCAAGCTCCAACTTGCGCTCCAGATGCGGATCTGCATCCACAACCTGACGCGTAAAGTTCCAGGGAACAACGCGGCGCAGAACAGAACCTGAATTGTCCTTCCAGTTGGGCACCTCGTTGCCACCAAGCATTCCAGGAGTCTTCCACTGGAGACTTACGGCATTCTTAAACTTGCGTGCGACACTCATATCCTCACCAGACACCAGTGACTGAAACTCGGCCTGCTCGAGTTGCAAATCACCCTTGACTTCGGGACTGATGAACATAAAGCCATCGTGAATAGAATCGAGTCCAAACTTCTTTTCGACGTTGTTTGAAAGAATCTTGACGTCTTCGAGCTCATAAAACTTTTTGCACACTTTGGTGATGATTGTGGACTTGCCAGACTGTGCAATACCTTTGATGAATGGAATGACTTGCCAGCCATCCAGCTCATTCACATCAAAGCACAAACGACCACAAAACACATACATCCAACGGCAAACATCCTCCTCCAAGTTTTGATAGTCTAGAATCTTTTGCATGTAAGGTGTTGGAATGTCATACCAATCTTCAAGATCTGCGTACGGGTCAAAAGGCAAGTCAAAATACTTGGAACTTACGATGGTCGGGTCAAGGTTTGCAAACTCCTGACTCTTGTAGTCGTAAAACTTGATGGTGTGCTGGTTCAGTTCCTCGTCCCAATTCTTTCCGACAAGCAGACCATTCGAAAATGACCAGACGTGTCGATTCTTTGAAATCTCTGGAAACTGGTGATCCTTGCAGTTGCTCAAGTGCCGAATAACATCGGCGACACAGCCACCCTTTGACGTCAAATTTTTCCACATTTCGTACTGAGTCTCCTTTTGGGTGGCATCGTACACAAAATCCTTAATCTCCTTGACGGGTTTCCAGGCACGTGTGTTTCCAATTTGGAGGCAGCAGTGATCCTTGTACCGTCTGTAGCCCTCCTTGAACGCTTCATCCAGGAGAAACAGGAGAAGCTCTTGGTAAGCAGACTTTTTGTCATCAAACTCTGGCATTGGCTCGATGTAGTCTGCATTTGTCGGGTAGTTGTACACACAAAAGTTGTCCAGCCAGGTTTTGAACTGGTCGTACATATTCTTCCAAATTCGAATCAGTCGAGAAATTCGACCCACGATGGTCATTTCATTTTGGTTAATGTCAAAGCTCGGTCGCAGGTGAACACCCAGACTGATTGCCCGGGCTCGAATTGTACGACAGTTGTTGAAGAAACGGTCACGACGTGTCCGAACTTGCTTTTGGAGTTGAGGTGGATCAAAGTTGATGGGATAGCCGCTTGCATCACGTTGCTGCACATTTGGGACGAGAACATACCTCCAACCGATTTCAGGGACGACAAAATTTTGGGTCGCTCGGAGATTAATCTCCTCCTCACGAGATTTTAGCTCATTTTCAATATCATCCAGTGACCAGTTACTCACGACCATGTTGTTATTCGTATTATGAATCTCTTCTTCATGTTCGGGAGTCACTTGTTGCACGATTGTTGTAGTTGTCATTCTTGTAAGATTAGGATCCTTTTTTTTTAAGCCGTCGCGTCAGGAGTCTCATCTGCAATTGTTGGCTCGGGCTCGGGTTTAGCGCAGGCACATCCGCACCCAGATGTCCGCAGAGCCGCCAGCATCTTGACCATAATCTTATTCTGGAGCTCAAGGCTGGTAGCAATTCTCTCAACGGCATCATTCAAGTTTACAAGGGTTGTGGCCAGGGTGTCACCCTCCTCAGTCGCGAGCAGGGACGTCAGGATGTCAACACCCATGTCCATGTCATCATCATCCATATCCATATCCTCATCAAGCTCCTCATCTTCCTCATCATCTTCTGGTGGTGGGGGAGGCAGCTTCTTTTTGAGTGGGGTCGGGGGAACAGCCTGGAGCTTTCTGGCGGACATTTGACATCAGGTGAGAAAATCGACTGGAACAGAAATCGCATTCGATCCGAAATTTTTTTCTTGATATAGAGTACCAAATGGCTGGCGGATTAATGCAACTTGTCGCATACGGCGCACAGGATGTTTACCTTACCGGACAGCCCAAAGTGACCTTCTTCCAGGCTGTGTACAAGCGCCACACCAACTTCGCCATGGAGGTGATCCAGCAGACTGTCAACGGCTCCGCCGGCAACAGCGGCCGTGTGTCCGTGACCATTGCCCGCAACGGTGACCTGGTTGGCAACATGTACGTTGCTCTGTACCCCACCCAGACCGCTTACTCCAATCTGACCTCCAACAACAACGTGTTCGATGCTTGCTGGATTGCTGAGCGCGCCATTGCCGCCGTCGAGCTGACCATCGGTGGCCAGCGCATTGACAAGCACTACCAGACCTGGTTCCGTCTGTACGCAGAGTGCTTCCTGGGTGAGAGCGACAAGATCTGCTACGGCAAGCTGGCCTCCGCCTCCGCTCAGGTGGTGACCAACACTGGTGTGCCCCGTGTGTACCTGCCTCTGCTGTTCTTCTTCAACCGCAACCCCGGCCTGTACCTGCCCCTGATTGCCCTGCAGTACCACGAGGTCCGCCTGGACTTTGACCTGACCAACTACTACCAGAGCTACTTCAGCACCAACGCTGTTGAGGTGTGGGCCAACTACGTGTACCTGGACACTGAGGAGCGCCGCCGCTTTGCCCAGAAGGGCCACGAGTACCTGATTGAGCAGGTGCAGCACACCGGCGGTGACACCATCAGCAGCAGCTCCGAGACCAGCTCTGCTCTGATCCGTCTGAGCTTCAACCACCCAGTGAAGGAGCTGGTCTGGTGCTACCAGAACCCCGCCACCAGCGCCACCACCAATCTGAACGCTCTGTGGAACTTCTCCACCGGAACTTCCAACGTGAACGTGACTATTAACCCTACACAGGTTGGTGCAGTTGCCGCTGGTCAGATGCTCCACGAGGTTGGTGCTCCCCACCTGTACTCCAACGTTGCTGGCGCCAGCACCTCCAACGCCTACGTGATTGAGGAGGGTGACCGCAGCAACACCGCTGTTGGTGGCTACGAGGTGGGTCCCCTGCACCAGTTCAAGCTGGTGCTGAACGGACAGGACCGCTTCAAGGAGCAGCAGGGCAAGTTCTTCAACCAGTACCAGCCCTACCTGTACCACACCGGCACCCCATATGCCGGCATCTACGTGTACTCCTTCGCTCTGCAGCCCGAGGAGCACCAGCCCACCGGAACCTGCAACTTCTCTCGCATTGATAACGCCCAGGTGGCTGTGTGGCTGAAGACCGCCTCCATCGCCTCCAACTCTGCATACAATCTGCAGAAGATGTTCGCCGTCAACTACAACATCCTGCGCATCCAGTCTGGCATGGGTGGTTTAGCCTTTAGCAATTGATTCCTCCCATATTTTTTATTTTGTGGTAGGATTATTGAAAATCAAATTAGAAAAAGCGGGCTTCGGCCCCAAGAATTGAATCACACTTCTTGGGGCTTTGAAAAATAGAACTATAGACTAGAATGCCGGCATCTGTCCGAAAAGATGTCATTTTCATTCATGTTCCAAAAACAGGAGGGACAAGTATTGGAAAATGGCTTGGCGGGCTCCAGTTTGACGCACATCCAACTCTCGATATGCTTTCAAAATATCATGATGACCAATTGACTTTTGGAGTGGTTCGCAACCCATGGGACAGAGCAGTCAGTGGTTGGAATTATCTGTTCAACACACCAAACATTGATACAAATTTGCAAGCATACATAGATAAAACACCTGTTCCAACTTTTGAGGAATTTCTTTATCAATTGGACACTGTGAAAACAGAAGAGGTTTGGTTCAATGGAAAGACGCCACAAGTTGCATGGCTCGAACCTGTCGACATTGTCCTCAGTTTTCACAATTTACAAAACGATTTTCGTCATATTCAACACGCACTCAATGATTTTCGCCCACTGCCCTACCTCAATGCTTCAACATCACATATGAATTATAGATCATACTATACCCCTGAAACAAAAGCTCTCATTTCTGAAATATTTGAACAAGACATTCGAGCGTTCGGATTTACATTTTGATTGTTGGTTTGTTTTTACAAAATGAAACAAACATAATCACACGTGGTGAATTCGACATGTTGATGGCGGCATGTTCTTGATTCGATCTGAATTTTATAAATGAATTGTTTATTTGGGGCAATAGGGTTTCATTTTGGATGACATAGGAGTGCGGCGGGCACGCAATTCCTAGATGATATGTCCAAGTGCCACACTCTTCATTCTCGACATGAGGTGAATCTGTATGAAATGTAATCATAGAACGCTCCAGAATCAAAGATAAACCCACCGTGTACACTCCATCGATGGCTTCAAACACTTCGACTGTGTCCGGAAGGAGCTTTCGTGCGGCTGAACTAAACTGACCACTCATCATAATTGGAAAGTGGTACCACTTGTTTCCGTTTGTCAATTCGGGACAGCTGAGCGTCCACTGTTCAGAGACATCCAAATGATTTTGGATAGTCGATTCGACTTTTGTATCCCATTGATCATGCGTGCGAGGGTTTTTATTCGAAGTCCCTTTTATATTCATCATTTCTTGCAGAAATATATCAGAGTGGACTTGGATGTACTCCAAGACTTCATCAACGTCCATTATTGTTCTGACGTTTTCTCTTTTCAGTTTTCCAACGCATATTTGGACCGTACCCGGTGTGATGAAAATTCTGTTTCACATAAAAATTATGAGCATTTGAGCTTGGTGTCAGTTCAATCAGATTGACATTCTGTTTAATCACATTCATCAATTTCTTTCCGAACGTAGGAAATGCTCCAAATAGGTCAATATAGACCTTTCGTGGACCTTCGTTTCTGGCTAGAGCAAATGCATACACGTTTTTTGTGTTTCGATTTACAAATGCCCACTTTTTGTTTGCATAGACA